ACCTTCGCTACGCCGTCCTTCATGTCGAAGACCCAACGGCAGTTAGGCAGGGTGTCGCTCTTGAGCTTGATCGCGAGCTTCGTAGTTAGGCCGGTTGTGCCGCCGGTCTTGGTCACGATTCCCGCGGTGTCTCCGAAGACGGCCTTGTTAGCCTCGTCGAAGAGTGTCTCGTAGAGCATGAACTCGTACGTGACGGAGAAGTCGGTCTGTAGGACCTTGACTGTGTCGCCGCCCCACGCCTTGACCTTCTCTGTCGAGCGGTCGATCGTCTCTGTGAGCCCGTCAGAGCCGGCATAGCCGAGCGTCTTGTAGGCCGCTGCGAGGGCTGTAGTCGCGTCGGTCGGAGCCGTGCCCGTGTTGGTTGGATCGCGGAAGATGACGCCCGAAGCGGTGAGCGGACGGCCCGCGACAATGTTTGTTACTGCTGGCATGTCGAATGCCTTTCAATGTCGATGGATAGGTCTACGCGCGCCGGACGATAAGGTCGAAGCCCGCGACAAGATGAGACAAGGACTGATCAGATTCCGCGACGCGATTCCAGCCGAAGCCCTTAACGCACTTCATGATCACGCCGGTATTCTGAACCGCCGTATCGAGTGCGGAGCGCACTTGATTAGCGAGAGCCTTTACGGTGTCCAGCCTGTCTGCGTAGACGTTTAGGGTGAGTCGTCCGCGTTCTCGCAACACGTCAAGCTCGGTCCCGCCGTCATAGCGAACCTGGACGAATCGAGCGGTCCCGGAAGCGGGGTCGACGACGCCGACCTTCACATCCGCGGGGAGAGCCGCTCGAAGGGCATTCACTACCCAGAGATCGATGTCTGTCATGATCCGGTCCTCGCGTTCGCCGCTCGGCCTAGGGGTGCGTGCTTTGCTTCCACTTCGAGCCCGTAGTCGACGCCGACGTTCACGAGCGAGATAGCTCGGTCGGAGTGATCATCGAGGACTTCGAGGGAGTTCTTGTAGGCTCCGGTTACTTCCGGAGCGAATTCGTAGGCGAGGTCCTTAATGTCCTCTGCCACGTGATGGACTTCGCGTGCCACCTCGGGACTGTTGAGGATGTTATGCATCCCGCGCCTATTGATCTTGATCTTCATCCGCGCCATTACCGCTCGTCTCCTTCGATCTCAAAGGCGACGCCGGGATCCCAGCCGGTGAAAGGGTGGTGCCAGTCGAACGGGTCGCCGGTTACTTCGCGCTGTACCGTCTCGCCTCGGATTGAGACGCGGTCCTTGCGGGTGATCACTGTCCCGGCCGGAGCTAGGACAGTGAACCCGGAAGTAACTGCTGAGTTGTCGACGCTCGGGTGCTCGAAAGAGTCGGTCGGATAGACCGCGCATCCCTCGACCTCGAAGCTCGTCGCCGTGGACCAATCCGCGGTGGTCTCGTTCGAGTACGGATCCACGCGCGAGCCCGCGCGATAGACCTTGATCTTTTCCCCGAATGCGAAGGTCATGTTAACCCTCCACGGTGGAGAATCCCGTCAGAGAGGCGTACGGCCAATCTGGCCAGTCGTCCACCTCTGCCGGGGTCGTATCGACTGAGAATGCCGCGCCCGTGTCGAGCCCGAGGATTCCCCGGAGCCGCTTCAGGGCATGATCAGAGAGGATCGGGGCTAGCGTTGTGCGCGAGTCGATCGTCATGGAGAACGGTCCGGCGGATTGCTGCTGAACGTTCCCGTCGCCATTCGCGAGCCGGCGTAGAACCTGCTCGCGGAGGACGCCCTTAGCCGCATTCTGTTGATCAAGAGTCAAGGTCCCGGAGAGTCCCGGGACCTTGATCCTTGCGAACGAGAGAGCGTCCTCGATCATTGCCTGAGCCTTGTCGTCGTTCAGGTTCGGATCGAATGCCCGAAGATCGGCTAGCGTCAGAAGTGCCATGATCGAGGACCTTTCTACTCGTCAGGGGTTTTACGGACTAGTCGTTGTAGACGACGAACGCGTTCGCGTTGCCGACCACGAAGCCGTAGTACGCCTCGACGAGCAAGAGAACTAGGTTCTCCTGGAACGCGGAGTGAACGGTCACGCCGTCGTCGTCCACGTAGGAAGCCTCGTCGCTGACCTTGACAGTGATGTCGATTCCCTGTCCCCATGCGCACTGAGACCAGTCGCCACCGATCGCGCGGACGAGGGTGTCCTGCGCCGGAGACTGAGTCACGCCCACGCTCGGAGAAGAGCCACCGGTCAGGGTGTTAGCTCCGCCGACGTTCGAGGTTGCGCCCAGAGGAGCGGCAGAGCCCGCGACGCCTGTCGCTGTAGGAGCGGCGTATAGGGTCACGGTCCATGGACCTGTGCCGGCTACGGTCGCGCTAGCGAACGGTCCGCCTAGGCTCTGAATCTTGGTCTGAGCTGTGGCCTGAGACTCGTTGTAGGCGAACTGAACCGAGTTACCGTTGCCGAAGACCAGGAAGGTTCCGCCGGTAGGTGTACCAGTTAGGGTGATGATCTGGATACGGTTGCCGTAGCGGGTGTACTTGCCAGAGACGCCGCGGTTGTAGGCCGCTGGGTAGCCGATCAAGTTCGAAGTGTTGACTCCGCCGTGAGGATCCGAGCTCCAAATTGGCTGGCCGGTTGTGTCGACGGCCTTCTTCACACGGACGCGGAGACGTGGGTCGCCAACGAAGCCGTTGAAGTCGAAGTCGTTGTTCACGACTAGCTCCTCGCCGTTCACGAGGTCGATGTAGATTCCACCCGCGCCGGCCGCTGTTGCGCCGAGGTCGATCACGTTCTGAGTCGCACGAAGATAGTTCTCGCCGAATGGTCCGGCTCCACCGGTACGGAGGTCCTTACCGTGGATCGTTGCGTAGTCGAACGCACGAGACAGCGCGGCAGGAAGGTCCTGCTTGAGCTGATCGTAGAGTCCGGCCGGGTTCGAGCGTGTTAGCTCCTCTGAGACGGGCAGGATCAGAGCGAGCTTCTTACCGCTCATCTGACGGATGCCGACGCTCTGCTGAGCTACAGGCTTCTTCTGGCCTTCAGTGACCCAGCCAGCCACGGGGATATCCATGCTGACAGGGATAACGGTGTTAGCGTCGATCGACAGAGGGACCTTACGAGCGAGCTGCTGTACAGCAGACTGCTCGGTCGTCAGGTTGAAGATCGGGCCTGTGATAGTAGGAGGGAGCAACGTAGCGTTAGCGTTGCTCAAAAAGGTCTTAGCCATAAAGGCTCCTAGGTTGAGCCGTGCGGATTAGCCGCGACGGAGTTGCTTGTTCAGGAAATCCGCGAAGATGGATCCCTCGTCGCTAGGCGCGTTCTGTGAGGACTGGCCTTGTGCGTGATTGGGTGCCGGCTTTCGCGGCTGCCCAGCGTTGCCAAGACGAGCGGAAAGCTTCTTTGCCTTCTCATCGATCTCGTCAGGGTCGCCGGTGAGGAAGTCAACATCCTCATCTGTGAGCCCGTACTTCGCTGCTGCCTTGTACCGAGCAAGATCACGAGCGGCTTCTTCGGCCTGCTTCTGCGCAGCAGTAAGAGCGTCGTTCGCCTGCTTGAGAGCCGCCGCCGTGCGCTCGGCCTCGGGCTTGCCCGCTAGCTCTGCGTCCTGCTGCGCCTTCTGAAGATCACGAATCTGCTTCTCCGCTGCCTTGCGCGCTGCGCGCTCGGCTTCAAGAGCCCGCTTGCCAGCGTCGCCGAGCGTTTCGTCGCTCTGCTGCTGCTGATCATTGGGGGCCTGCTGCTGTCCTTGGTCGGTGTTGCTTGTGTCGTCAGCCATCGCGGCTACGCTCCTTTGAAGTAGGGCTTCGCCCGTCGCGGGCAGGCTCCTCCGAATCGTTCGGACAGGGCCTTAGGTTTTATGCCGCGCCCGTTGTGGTGCGCAGCTCGGACAAGATGTCCGAAGTTCGTCCGCCCACGCTTGCGCGGGCTGAGTTGTAGCTCTCGCGGAACTCCGCGACATGAGGGGGTTCCTCGTAGTCGTTGAAGTCGGGAACCGCGATGCAGTAACAGGAGTCGTGAGCGTTGAAGTCGCCCACGTCCTGCGACGTGTACACGGGTCCTCGGGATGCGATCATGAGACAGAAGGCACAGCCGGAAGCTCGCGCGTCGCGCGCCCAGCGTCCAGTAGCGGCCTTGTCCTTGTCCGCGTTGATCATGACGGTCTCGCGAGCTTGGTTCGTGATGAGCCGCTGAGACGCGCCGGAGATCAAGGACTGTGATCGAGCGAGGTCGCCGGCCTCGAAGAGAGGTGCGGCTCCCCACTTTGCGATCATGATCGCCTTACCGGGATCGAGGTCGGGGGTCGTTAGGCCGGCGTAGTAGCCGCCGGCTCCCGCCGCCTCGCGTACGGCTTCGTACCAATCGACCGCAACGGTCGCTGCTACGTCGCCGTACTTCGAGGTGAGCGCGGGGAGTTGATCTATGAGCATTGCGAGAGCCGCGCCGGGGCTCTTGGGAAGCCCGGAATAGATCACGGCTAGCTCGCGGTCTGCCAGGGTTGAAACTTGCTGAAGGCTCCTACGATGAGCCACCACTAGACTTTGACTTGTCACTAGGGGCTCCATCCGGTTGCTTGTTCGTGCCGGCTGTGGCCGGCGGAGCTGCCGCCGCCGAGAGCTGAGCTAGCGCGTCGCGAGCTTGCATCTTGCGGACATCGCTCGCGAGTCGGATCTTGTCGATCTCAGAGATCCCGAGACGGTCGTACGTGACCTCGCTGTCAGGAGGAAGGATCTTCGCAGTGACAAGCTTCAGGGCCTCGTCC